GGCACTCCGCAATCCGGTGCCCTCACAAACTGTACAAGTATTCCGGTCAATCAGGCGACTGGGACGTTGGCCGTAGCTAACGGTGGGACAGGTGGAACAACATCAACTGGTTCTGGGGCGGTTGTTCTTGCAACCAGCCCAACTATCACCACACCTGTTATTAGCGGGAACACAACCGTTAATAGTCTTAGGCTTGGAACCGGACCCGGAAGTGGGTCTAGAAACACGGTATTTGGCGGTAGTACCGCCGGAGGACTTTCCTCTAATTCTGGCACTGACAACACTTCAATTGGTTTTAATGCGGGGGCTGCATTAGATTCAACCGCCTCCAACAATACAGCGTTAGGATCCACAGCACTTGCTGCTAGTACAACTACTTCTAACAATACCGCAGTTGGTTACGGTGCGTTTAATAAAAGCACTGGGAGTTTTAACACAGGACTTGGTTCTTATGCTGGTTTTAGTACCACTACGGGTGGTAGTAATATTGCAATTGGGTATTCTACATTATATAGTGCCATTACCGCCAGTGATAATGTTGCGGTAGGTAATTCAGCATTGCTTTCCAATACGGGGGAGGGTAATACTGGTATTGGGCATTCCGCAGGTACGTCTATAACAAGCGGTGGTGCTAATGTTTGTGTTGGTTATTCCTCTGGGGCTACTCTTACTACTGGGACCAACAATATTTGTATTGGGTATTCTTCTGCTCCAAGTTCAGCTTCTGTATCTAATACTGTTACATTAGGCAACGCAAGCATAACCGCGTTACGTTGTGCGGTTACTAGCATCACCGCAATCTCTGATGCCCGCGACAAGAAAGACATTGTTGATATTCCAATTGGTTTAAGTTTTGTTGAAAAGCTGCGCCCCGTTTCGTTTAAGTGGGCAATGCGTAACCTTTACGAAGATCCTCAATTTACGGGAAAACAAGATATCCCGGAGTTTGGGTTTATTGCTCAAGACCTGCAATCGGCGCAAGAGGAAACCGGCGTAACCGTTCCTAATTTGGTAATGGACGACAACCCAGACAGGATAGAAGCTGCACCTAGTGCTCTTCTTCCAGTCCTCATCAAAGCTATCCAAGAACTCACCGCCCGCGTGAAAGAGCTAGAGGCTAAGGCCACCCAGTAATTTTTCTGTCTTGTACGAATCGTAGAATTTTGGAAGGGGCCACCCGCCCGCTGGGGTGGCTCTTGCCTCGCCAACTAAGGAGTTTGTTATGAAAGATCTCATCATCGAAGTTCTTGAAGGTTCGGAGCCGGTTGACGCATTACAGGCTTTGTTCGCTGTTGTTTACGCTGTTGCTGCTGAAAATGGTGTTGGCCGTTTCACGCTAACAGAGATGTTCTCTTCTACGATTGACGCGCATTTTGACGTTGCTGATTCAGCCTCTGAAGACGAGGAAGATGAAGCTGAAAAAGACGAGCAGACCGACAACTAAGGTCCGGCCCCGGTGCGACCCACCGGGGTTTTATATGTTTTACCCCTGCGCCGTTTGTCTTCGGGAATTTGCCAAAGATGACCTCATCGTCCACGGGCGCAGGACTTACTTTCTTTGTAGCGCGTGCAAGTCAGACGTAAACCGTCTTGACCGGTTCGGATTGTCTCCGTCAGATTATGACTTCCTGCTAAAACTTCAGGGGTATAATTGTGCTATATGTGACAACCCCCTCAAGCTCAAACAGTACAAGTTTGCGGTAGACCACTGCCACGACTCCGATGACGTTCGTGGAATCTTGTGTAAGCGATGTAATACAGCGTTGGGCATTTTTGAGGACGACCCAGACATAATCCTGCGAGCCGCAGAATACTTGAACAACCCCCCAGCTTTGGGTAAAGTCAAGAAACACAACGGGCGCAAAAAGGTGACGTTCCTGCGGGACGAGTATATAAGGATGCACGGCAATGGAGATAGCTGAACTTTTCCTGAAAGCGTGGCCGGTGCTACTTGGTCTGGTGACGCTCATCATCGTGCTGTCTAAGCTGGACTTGCGGGTAGCAGTCCTTGAAGAAAAAGTCAAGAGCGCCTTTGAGATCATCAACAAAATGAAGGATAAAGCATGACCGAGAAACTTGAAGCCAAGAGTCAGCTTATCGAGAAGACGGCTTTTGCCGTGCTTCCAATTCTTTTTACGTGCGTGGTTTACCTGATGTCGTCGCTGGACAAACTCAGCCACGATGTCACGGTACTTAACGCCAAAATCAGTCTGGTGGTCACATCAGACAACAAGCAAGCCGCCAACTCAGGTGCTGAACTTGCGCGGGAGAAGTTGCGGCAGGATTTAGAAAAGCAGATTAACGAGAACCGGGAACTCATCCATCTGAATCGTGAGCGCATCGTTATCCTTGAACAAAAGGTGAAGTGATGGCCGACTTCAATCCCGCTTTTGAAAAAATGATCCACGATGAAGGTGGATACCAACTAACTGACATTCCCGGCGACCGGGGAGGACAAACGTATGCAGGCATCGCAAGAAAACCAAACCCAGACTGGGCAGGGTGGCAACACATCGACCGTAAAGACTTTGGGTCAGCTACGCCTCTGGTCCGTGAATTCTATAAGTCTAATTTTTGGGATCGCGTCCGAGGTGACGACATTACGAACCAAGCTATCGCGGAAACCATCTTCAACTTCGGCGTCAACACCGGAATCGGTGTCGCAATCAAGCTCGCCCAACTCATCGTCGGCGTCACCCCGGACGGAGCAATCGGACCAAAAACCGTCGAACGCTTGAACATCTGTACGGCGGAAAAGTTTCTCCCCGCCTACGCCCTTGCCAAGATTAGCCGATACGCGCAGATCTGTAACAAGGATAGATCTCAGTCCAAGTTTTTACTCGGCTGGATCAACCGCACCCTGCAAGGACTCAAGTAATGGATTTGATTGGTATAGGGTCAATAATTGAAGGCGTGGGCAAGGTCGCGGGTGACCTCATTACGACAGACAAAGAACGCCTTCAAATGGCGTTGGAAGACCGCAAGCTGGACCTTGAGGAAAAAAGGATCGACCAGACTACAGACCTCGCGCAAGTGGATGTCAATAAAATCGAAGCGGCGTCTTCTAGCATATTTGTCAGTGGCTGGCGTCCTGCTGTGGGTTGGGTTGGGGTGCTGGGTCTGGCTTATCAATTTCTTGGCTACCCGCTGATGCAGTGGTGTTGGGCTTTTGGTCAAGGTTATGACATAATCCCCAAAGGACTGACCCCGCCACCAGACCTTGACGTTGAACAACTTATGACCCTCCTTGCTGGTCTTCTCGGTTTTGGTGGTATGAGGTCATTTGAGAAGCACAAGGGTGTAGCGAGTAAGTAATGCCACTCAAAAAGTTTCAGCCGCGTCCCGGTGTAAACAAAGAAAACACTCGCTACGCCAACGAGAACGGCTGGTTTGATAGTGATAAGGTCCGGTTTCGCCAAGGCACGCCCGAGAAGATAGGGGGTTGGGCGCGTATCTCTACGAATACATTCTTAGGTGTTTGTAGGTCGCTGTGGAACTGGGTCACACTTGCCAAACAGAACCTAATTGGGTTAGGTACAAACCTGAAGTTTTATATCGTAGACGGGGGTGCGTACTATGATATTACCCCGATTCGCGCTACCACGACTCTCGGTACCAACCCATTTACGGGTAATGGTACTACGACGGTTACGGTTACCGCTGCATCTCACGGCGCAATTACTGGAGATTTTGTTACTTATAGTGGGGCTACGGGCGCGTACGCGAGCACGCTAAACGCTGAGTATCAAGTCACAGTTATAAACTCTAACTCCTACACTATAACAACTGCGACGGCTATACCTGCTGGTGCGACTGGTGGTTCTGCTGTTGTAGCGAAATATCAAATTACTGTTGGCGCTGCTATCCAAGCTCCCATAGGTGGGTGGGGTGCAGGTACTTGGAACTCGGGTACTTGGGGTGTTGGTAGTGGATCAACTAATGCTTCGTTGAGACTTTGGAGTCAGAGTAATTTTGGAGAAGACTTAGTTTTTGGGCCTCGTGGGGGCACAATGTATTACTGGGATGCAAGTGCGGGGGCAGGTACACGCGGTGTTTTGCTATCTTCTCTTGCCGGAGCATCAGATGTGCCCACCGTACAGAACTTAGTTTATGTATCCGACAATCGGTTTGTTTTTGCGTTTGGTTGTAATGATTATGGGTTTGTAGCGCAAAACCCGATGCTTATCCGGTGGTCCGACCAAGAAGATCCTGCAAACTGGACCGTTTCTGCTACCGGTCAGGCGGGTAGTCTAACTCTTGCACACGGCTCTGAAATTGTTACGGCGGTGCAAACCCGCCAAGAGACGATTGTATTTACAGACTCCGCTATATATTCTTTGCAGTATCTAGGCTTACCTGCGGTATGGGGGTCACAGATTCTTGGCGATAACATCTCTATCGTAAGTCAGAACGCCGCTATTGTTGCGTCGGGTCGAGTGTTCTGGATGGGGGTTGATAAGTTCTATGTGTACGACGGTCGGGTTAATACACTGAACTGTGACTTGCGTAAATATATTTATCAAAATATTAATCTCGACCAGAGACAACAGATTTTTTGCGGCACAAACGAAGGATTTAACGAGGTCTGGTGGTTCTATTGCTCTGAAAATTCCAACGCTATTGATAAGTATGTGGTGTATAACTATGTCGAGAATGACGGTAAGGGCGGTATAGGCGTCTGGTACCACGGCTCGTTGGCTCGCACCGCATGGTTAGACTCTGGACTACTTCAATACCCCGTAGCTGCTACTTACAGCTACAACCTCGTGAACCACGAATTTGGTGTGGACAACGATGAGACGGGGACCGTACTACCTATTACAGCGTACATCTCTTCATCCGAGTTTGATATTGACGACGGGGATAGATTTGGTTTCGTCTGGCGCATGCTGCCCGATGTGACGTTTGAAGGGTCTACCGCTGCCAGCCCATCTGCTGTAATGACACTAATCCCCATGCAGAACTCGGGATCGGGATACAACACCCCACAATCTGTTGCCGGAAGTAGCTCCGCCGCAGTCACCCGCACCGCCACCGCGCCTATTGAGCAGTTTACGGGGCAGGTATATATCCGGGTGCGGGGTCGTCAGATGATCATAAAAATGGAGTCAACTGATCTAGGAGTTTTCTGGCAGTTGGGGCACCCGCGATTTGATATTCGTCAAGACGGGAGGCGTTGATGACTTACCTCGTCACTGCTGATGACGTGCTATCTCAGGCAGTTGCGCCTAACTTACCGCTTCCCCCGAACGAATATGACCGGCGTTATTTTGACCAACTAACTAACGTCTTGCGGTTGTACTTTAACCAGCGCGATAAAATTGTCGGTCAATTAAAAGCCAACGTACCGGTAACAGTAGCTAACCTACCCAGCGCAGCGACCGCAGGTGTTGGGGCTAGAGCGTTTGTAACTGATTCTTCTGTGTCCACATTTGGCTCTACAGTAGCCGGTGGCGGGTCAACTAAAGTGCCTGTATATTCAGATGGCACTAACTGGAAAGTGGGTTAAGATGGCGCGAAACTACGAAGATGAGTACAACCAAGCCCTAGAACCGGGGGATCTCGGAGATATTCCCGCGTCCTCCGCTCCTGCCACCACACCCCCTGCCGCGTCTTCTGCTCCTGAATCTTGGCAAGGGGGTTACGACACCCTCCTCAAACAGATGGGTGCAATCCAAGGAAGAGCGGACGTTTATAAGAACGCATCTCCGCTGCCTGCTGATCGGCACATGCAAAACATTGCCAAAATTTTGGCAAAAGATTATGGCATTACCAGCATTGGTGATATTGGTGTAAGGTACGAAACTCGCCCTGCTTATGAAACAGGGAGCGATGAATCTCGCACGGTCATTCCAGAAGAACAAATACCGGTATATTATAATAAAACAAATAACCAAGTAATTTCTGGTGGGGGCCATATGTTTGGCTCTGAGAACGAAGGCGACGGATATAGCGAATATCGTTTTCAACCAGTCCAACAGGCTGATGGCTCAACAATTGCTGTTCCGGTTCAGCAATATAGCAAGTCTGGTATGGGCGCGTTCGCCCAAGATCTTGGGCCAATTATGTCTGTGGTTAACCTAGCGCTTATGGCTGAAGGGGTTCCTCCCCTTGCCGTCGCCGCAGGTAACGTAGCGTTCCAAGCTGGGGCTGGAAATATCCATGATTTTGGTGACATTCTTAGAACCGGCGCTCCTATCCTAGCTGCTGACCCCGGTATTGTAGGAGGGGTGGCTAAACTTTATTCAGCATATCAAGCGTTTGATCAAGGTAATGTCCTTAGTGGGTTATCTAGTCTCGCTAGTTTTGGCGGAATGGAACAAACCGCTAATGGTCTTCGGTTTATTGACGCTGTAAAGACTGGGAATGTACCGGGAGCCTTGACAGCGCTTTCTCAGATGCCGGAAGTTAGCGGCTTTGAACTTAAAGATAATCTAGGAAACGTACTCAAAAACGCAGACGGAACGGTAAAGACTTTAGGCAACATTAAGATTGGTGGTGAGAACGGTATCTCTTTAGGAGATGCGTCTAAAGTTGCCACAATTGCTGCTACGTTGATGTCTGACAACCCTAATTATGGGCTGGCTCTTCAATTAGCTGGGGACCTTGCTAAGAGCCCTGATACGGTTATGGCTGGTAAAGCCGCAACTATCATCCAGACTCTTAATTCTCCCAATCCTAACCCCGCTGCTTT